GTTAAAATGACCAAGTTAATCGTGACGTTTCGTGCTTTCGCAATGAAAAACCAACCAAATAACGTGGTCGCTATCTGAGAGATAAAGGCAACCAGAGCAGGGAGGCGCAACGCCGTCCCAATGGTGCTGACAATTGGTAATAGCTGAATCATTAGTAATATCTCCCCGAACCTGGCTTGTTACTTGGTACAGGCGTGACCTCAGTCAGCAGGATTTCAACAAGCGTCTTAATCGTGTAGATGTAAATCAGAATTGAGATGATCATTTTGAGTTTCTGCGAAAACTCACAAGAAATAGAAGCGCGACCACCGCCAAGAGTAGGCAAAGATAGATTCATGCAGGGCGTAGGCTTAGGTAACACACTCAAAAACGAATCAGATATAGCATTAATATGCCCCTCAGACTCTGCCGTTAGATTCTTCTCAATCAAATCGTTAGCCGCATCGGTCACGGTCTTTTCATAGGAATTCATCGCACCGGACACGGCTTTATCCGCTTGAGTCAGCACATCACCGACATAATCCGAACCTAAACCATGAGGGTTTTCACAATAGTTGTTTTCCTCGGTAGGCTCACAAGGCTTGAGGTCGTCGAGCTTATCCGATAGATCTGCAAATCCATCAGCGTTAGTGGTTTGCAAATCATCGAGTCCCTTTACCACCTCACCAACAGAATTGGTGTTTCGATTGACCGCCGTCGTGATGTCACCGTTAGTTTGCTGAATCAGCGCCTTAGTGTTTTCGTAAATCTTGTTGTCGTTGATTTGCTGCTTCTGAATCGCTTGAGTGTTAGTCACCATTGACGCATTGAGCGCAATGATTTGGTTTTGAATATCAGCGCTCGATTGATTGAGGTCGACGTTGAGTGCGTTAAGTGCCTTGTTCACATCCGAGTTAAGCCCTTTAATCGCACTGACAACGCCCTTATCGGTTGATTCATCCGTGTCAGGGTCTTCGACTTCTGGCTCCGCGTCAGTGTCCGGTGGGTTAACCGTATTGGTTGAGCCGTCAGGCAGTACGCTAGGGTCTTCGATGTCGCTCGTTGGGTCGTCAGGGTCGTGAATTGGATCATCGGGAATAATAGGAGTGTCAGGACCATCTTTACCCCAAAACAGCGTACCACCCTCACACTGATTACCAGTGAATTGAAAATTACCGTGGCATCGAGTGTTTTGAGTGAACTCGCCGGAGTCGACATCGGTACAAAGCGTAGTGTCATTTGGAATACGCTCAAGTTCACAACGGGTTGCGCCAAAATCGCCATAACATGCCCCCGTAACTTGCTCACCATAAACATAAGCCGACCAGTGAAGTGATTGTTTGTCATCAATGGATTGCTTGAACTGACAGGCATCCATACAAGAACCGTCAGGGTTTTCGCCATATTCACAGACCGATTTACAACGTAAGGTTGAGGGATCAAATTCGCTATTTTCTGGACAACGAACCTCAGAATAAGAAAGACCGAGCCCATTATCACAAACCGTTTGATAGGGATCGCGAGCATTAGCATATGATGTCTTCTCAAATGTGCATGAGTCGAAATACCCAGTATCCAAAAAACAAGTATTCACCTTGTAAGGGTCAACCCAATCACCTTGAGAGCCACAACCCCTCATTTGCATATGACTAATACGTGCTTCTAAAGCATACGTATGACTACTAGCACATAGAATAATAAGGGCGATAAAAAAACGCAGATAGTGATTCATTGTATAAAACCAAGAAAAAAGGGAGCATGAGCCCCCTTATCCGTTGATTAGTGAGTATCGATGCCACTCACAAAGCCGTGGGGGGTGGTGTATAAAACAATCGTTAGAATTACGTTGCTTTGTTTGCACCTTTCTTGAATAGCTTGATGCCGATGAAACCAACCGTTAGTGGAACAGCGATTGTCCAAGTAGAGGCAAGCATGTCAGTAACAAACGTGCTTAAATCAGCGAATGCTTGCGCTGCCTGATCTGGCAATGCTGCATGTGCACCAGATGCAGCCATGAGAAGTGCACCACCAAATGTCGCACGTTTTGTTGTTACTACTGCGCCAAACTTAGCCATTGCTGCGCGTACTTTGCTTTGCTTTTCCATAGTCTTATTTCCTATGTGTTGTTTATGAAGAAGTTGAAACCTCAGCCGCTTTCTTGAATCCAAGAATGTGGAAACCAATCGAGAAGCCAAGGATAAATGCTGCCCCAAAACAGCCGAGCATGAACTCTATTGACAGCATTTATCTTTGCCCTCCGACCATCCAACCGAGCGCAACTAACAAGAAGCAAATGCCTAAGAACACCATCAACTGAAAGTTATCGAGTCGAGCCATTAGCTCTGCAAATTGCGTCTCGGTCATGACTTAGCCCTTACTTTTCGTTTAATTGAGGTAGGGCGTAGAGGTGGAAACCGTCGATAGAGACGTGTTTACCCTCATCGTTACCAAAGCTAAATTTCTTGTGTTCCACATCAAACATCATGCGATTACCCACACAACGCTTGAGCAGTTCGCCAGCCTTGCCGTTTTCCCAAAGCTCAGGAGACACACGCACTTCAATAGTGTCCGTTGGATTGGTCGTGATAAGACGCAGCTTGCCGTTTTGCTTTTGTTCGCCGTTACGGTCTGTTTTGGTTTCTTGAACGATGTCCGAAACATCTAGAATTAAACCTTCCATTCTCATAGTGTTTTGCCCTTATTTTACGTTGTTGGTTAGTTGAAAATTGAAATGACAGTTATTGACACAAGTCCAAGGGAAATTAATGCATCATGTCGGGCGGGGCTGCGCCCACCCAACACGACGCATTAATTTCCTGAGGGTCAGTGAGCAACAGCGCTTCCATTTCGTCATAGAGCGCTAGGTGTTTTTCGTATTGTTCGTAAAGGTCGTCATACATACGCTCGTATTCTTTTTCACGTTCTAGCGCGTCGAAGTAATCGACCACGTTAGACATGATGCCTTGTTGAGCACGGATGAATTGCTCTTTGTTCTCGGTCTTCCAAGTACGGAAGCGAGTTGCGATAAAAATCTTATGGAACATCAAGCCATTCAAACGCGCTTGAGCCATATCACCGTAGCGAGTCGATGAGTATTCACCGCCCGAAGCAATCAGTTTTTCGATAGAGGTTGAAACGGAATATTCCGCTTTTACTGGTTGGTCTTTGCGCTTAACGAACACGCCGCCCATTGCGTAACAAAACGCTTTCCAGTCGCCCTCATCAGCAGAGCGGCGAACCTTTTCTAATAGAAAGTGTTCGTCTTGAGATAAATCTGTAAACAAAGCATCGTCCTCTTTGAATTCATCACGAAGACGACGAAGCTCACGCCATACCGTGACAGATGGACCACCAATAAATTGAAATTGACGAATTTGATTCACACGCGCCCAAGTTACGACACGTTCCGCCGCATCTGAGCCTGACAAAGACGAGCCTTTGTCAGAGTCAATGTGCTGACCGTCGATGTTTTTGCTCAGGTACTTAGCGACATAACCAACGGCTGAACCTTGCGACCAATCGATAACTTCGGCTTTGAAACGGGCTTTCTTTGCACCTTTTTCGTCAGGAGAGTCAGCCATAGCAAGACGACGAAACTCAGACGTCACAAATTTGCGTGCGGATTTCTCCATGAACAGCAACAAGTGGTGATGCGGTGTGCCGTCTTGGTGAGGCTCGACAATGCGCATCCCGTAAACCTTGATTTTGCTCTTATCAATCGACTTACGAAGATTTGCCCAAACGCCCATTAGATAAGCGTGAGCCGCTTTCGCATCAGGCTTGCCAGCCTCTAGCCATTTCGGGTTGATGTCGCCTTTAGCAACAGAGTGAAAACGAGACGGAGCCGTCACAGTGAAGAACACCGCATCGTGATTCGATTCTTGAGCGATTTCCTCAAAGCCACGCAGACGAACGAACATTTCAGCGCGGCGAATCTCAGCGTTAGAAACCGACTTAGCCGATAACTCACTGAGTGTGAAGTAGTTAGACGGGTCAGCCTCATCGTAAGCAATCGTGTTTTCTAGCGCGATGCGGTTAGACGTATTGCGATCACGTTGACGGTTTAGAGAAAAATCCGAGCAGTAAACTTGCTTACGGCGTTGAACAAGCGCTAAATCACGCGCAACACATTCAACCTCGTAAGCACATTTACGGCGCAGTTGACGAACAAGCCAATGCTCATCAAGCGCACGGTTCACCAATGCGAAAAGTTCACAGTTGTTTTCTGCGTATTGAATTTGCTCAGGTGAGAATGCCAAGCCTAATGAATCAAGAAGCTGACATGCTTTATCAAAACGCGCTTGTGATTCTTCAAGCGGAATTGCACTTAACACGCGAGAAAAGTCGCGTGATTTGCGCTTGGCTAGATTGGTAATTTGCTCATCTGACATCGCGTAGCTGTAGCCGTGCTCAGTCAAACGGTCGTGAGCGTCATTAACTGCGCGTACAGCTTCTAAAGCGTTGCGTGTTTTCAGGATGTCGGTGTAAGCGCGTGTCATGTGTCGAGCGAAGTCGCCGTTACGGTGTAATGATTTCGGCAAATCCAAGCAAGGGTTAGAAGTAGGGCGCTCAATAAAATCTGACAGGTCGTGTGAGTAGATTGGCGCACTCATTGCCGACTTCACAGCCGACGGAATGAAATCCTCAGGCGTTGTGAATCTGTGGTCGACGTACTCAAAACGATGGTCGAATAAGTTGTCAGGAATGTGCTCACATGAAGCCCAAGAATGGACAGGAACAAAATCAATCAATTCTTGTTTGCCTGATGCCAAATCAATAACAAGTTCACGCATTATTGAGCCTCCATATCTTGGAGAACTTTTTGACAAGGATTGATAGAAAAGTGACGGCAAAACTGCTTATAGCAGTCAATATCATCAAAACGGAACTCAACAGAATTCTTATCAAAACTAACCGCAGGAAAGCGATTTGGGTAAATAGAAACAACAGAATGGAAGATTGTTTGAGGCTCAAAAACACTATGAACCGTAACAGCACAGGCATTAAAAGTATGGCAAACAGCAAACCAACACTCAGAGGTAGTTTCGTTAAAACCAAACTCGATACCATCGCAAGCGATGATGTGATCACAATCTAGCTTATGATAATCAAACATTTTTAAACAACCACCTTGACTAGTTGAGAGAGCGACCGCCAAAGCCAAGCGCGAAAGCGTCAAGGGCAAACGCCCAGAGCTAAGGCGGTCTGATACTGATTGAATAACCAAATTTGGTTAGTAGCCTAATCACCAAAATTGGTTAGCGCAAGACACCAAAAATGGTGATTGATAAGCTAAACTGACGGAAACGGAGGAAGCGGTATGTATCAGAACAAACTATTAGATGCCTACAAAAAGGCTCAAAGTTACGTACAAGACAAACAAATTGCAGCGGATATGAATGTGCCGCCGCAGAGAATCAGTGATTTCCGCAAAGGAAAGCGTTATATGACTGATACACAAGCAATTTTTCTTGCAGAGCAATCAGGTTTAGACCCTGAGATTGCATTGTTGGGTTGTCACGCTGATCGCAATGATAATCCGCAGATAAAAGCAGTATGGGAAGGAATTGCAAAAAAGTTTAATGGGCTTGGATTATCAGGTATTTCAATGGCTTGTGCCGGATTGGCTTTAGTGATTGCAAGTCCACAGGAACCACTATTACAGTGCGCATTATATGTGTTATGTTAAATTGTATATCGCCGTACGCTAAATGTTGTCTGAGTATGCTCCTATTCCCCTGCAGATTTTAAATTTAAGGGCCTTACTGTGAGCATTAAACATAATGGTTATTTACCATAAAATACTTAATATAGATCTTAATAATCTATCGATTGTTAAGATCTATATTAACGCCTTTTTACTTATTGAAATGACTGTATAGCTTCAAAGATATCTTGTCTTCTAACTGGCTTAGAAATGAATCCGTCCATACCGGCATCCAGGCATTTATCTCTATCGCTTTCTAGCGCATGTGCAGTTAACGCTATAATTGGGGTCCTGAGACCTTTATCTCGAATAAGTCTTGTTGCGGTAATTCCATCCATCACTGGCATCGAGACATCCATGAGAATCAAATCGATTAAATCCTCATTCTCTTCTAAAAATGTTAATGCCTCTGCTCCATGGCTTGCGATATGAACATTATGGCCAAGCTTATTTAAGATAAGCTTTATTACGAACTGATTCGACTCGGTATCTTCTACGACGAGAAGTTCCATTGCTTTTGTCGGTTGATTGGTTTCGATTCTAACTGGACGATTTTGATTACAACGAGTCAAAACTGGAATCGAAATCGTAAAGGTTGAACCAACATGCTCATCACTTTTAACGGCAATCTTGCCACGCATCATTTCAACTAAATGCTTGGTTATTGCGAGCCCCAGTCCTGTACCACCGAAGCGTCTCGTGATGGAACGGTCTCCTTGATGAAATGCCGTAAACAAGTGCTCTTGCTTTGCTTTAGATATACCAATTCCAGTGTCAGATATTGAGATCACAAGTTCAGCATCTTGCTCAGATACAGAAACTTTTACTTCACCTTCGTCTGTAAACTTTATTGCATTCCCTATTAGATTAAACAGAATTTGAGATAACCGCGTGGAGTCAATCCAAAATTGTTTGTCATTAGTGACAGTACAGTTGAGCTTGAATTTAAGATTTTTCTTCTTAGCGATTTGTTTTTGCTGAGAAATAACAAAAGTGACAGTGTCTCTTAAGTTAATCCATTGTTCATTGAGCTGAAAGCGACCTGACTCGATTTTAGAAAGATCAAGAATGTCACTGATTATCGCGAGAAGTAACTCTGCAGAGCACTCCATTTGGCTCAAAGCATCAATTTGTTCTTCTGACAAGGTTGATTGCTTCAGTATATCTAGCATTCCAAGAACGGAATTTAAAGGGGTTCTTATTTCATGACTCATCATCGCTAAGAACTCCGACTTAGACCGGTTCGCAAGCTCTGCTTCTTCTCTTGCTTTAGCGAGCTGAGTTGTTCTTACTTCAACGATACGTTGTAACTTCTCTTTGGTTTCGATATCAATGACCGCCCTTTCAATTAAGGGACGAAACCGCCTCAAGGTTTCCTTATTCTCTATGCTAAAGTGCCCTTTCTGAGCTCCAATAAGTAGGATTA